AGCCAAGAACTTTCCGTACATGAAGACGAGCCATGCGTTCGGGTTCCACGGTCTCGGTCTCAAGACAACCGACATCATGAACGCCGAGGACTACAACAACATCGGCAGGGAGTTGGGCCTTACATTCGAGGGCCGAGAGTACACGTCCTTGGACGGGGGCATTACTCTTCCTACGATTGGTGGGGCAGGGTCGCGCTATCTGCAACTGGACAGCCGTGCCAGACTCCGGATGGTGGACCTTGAGCAGGAGTACAACGAAGAGGCGGACTGGAATCTGTTCTTTGCCAAGCTCAAGCAGCTGTCCGATCAACTCGTGGAGTACAAACGATCCACCGACAAGTATGACTTCGTGGATATGATTGAGAAGTTTATTGAGTACGGGGAGTCACCCTACTTGGACTACCTGTTTATTGATGAGGCTCAAGACTTCACGCCCCTGCAGTGGGAGATGGCGAAGAAGATCGCTGCGAACTCGGACAAAGTTTGGATTGCAGGGGATGATGACCAAGCCATCCACCGTTGGACAGGCGTGGATGTAAACCTCTTTAACAAAAGTTCGGACAACATCGAGGTTCTGAGCCAGTCGTATCGGATACCCAAGGCGGTACACGAGGTTGCCGAAAGGATATCCATGCGGATCAGTGGCCGTCATGAAAAGATCTTTGACTCCAGGGAAGAACAGGGGAAGGTCGAGTACGTTAACTACTTGTCGGAGATCCCGCTGCACGAAGGCTCGTTTACTTTGATGGCACGAACCAATGGGTACGTCACAGAGATGGCGAACTGGTTGCGATCTGCAGGTCTAAAGTATTCCCGTAACGGCAAGTCTAGTCTGTCAGAGGAACTGGTTGGCAACCTGATCACATGGGACAAGCTATGCCAAGACAAACCTGTCGGTCTGCAGGAGATCAAGAACCTGTATTCGGGGGTCAAGAAGCAAGGCGTGGATGCTGTTGTAACGAGGGGCTCGATCAAACTGCTTGATGCTCTCTCGAGCGATGTCCAGTTGGACATGGGCACCCTGATCAAGGACTACGGTCTGTTGCGCGATGCTTCGTATGGCGCGTATGAGGTTCTCAATGTGCCAGCCTCAGAACAGGAATACATCGATGCGATATTTCGCCGAGGGGAGGATCTTCTTTCCGCTCCTCGTATCAAGGTCTCTACTTTTCATGCTATGAAGGGAGGGGAGGATGACAACTGTGTGGTATGGACGGCATCAACGAAAGCCTGTGACAGGACCAAGTTCCCTGATGATGAGCACCGAGCGTTCTACGTTGGTGTGACTAGGGCCCGACACAATCTCTACATCCTACTATCTAACAACAAGTATAGGTACACAATATGAAACGCGACGAAGTATTAGACACCGCCAAGGAACTGATCAATGGATCGAGGGCCAAGGACTACGGGGATGCGTTTGCGAACTTCTCCCGCATTGCCACGGGTTGGAACGCGATCATCAAAGAGGCCATGGTAACCCACGGTTATGTGACCGAGCGGCACGTTGCTTTGATGATGGATTGGTTGAAGACTGCGAGGCTGCTCAACGATCTCGACAAGGCGGATTCGTGGATCGACAAGTGCGGATACAGCGCATTGGGTTCAGAGTTCTCGGAACGAGAAAGTGAAATACAGAGACGTTTGGATGTAATGTTGAAGAAGGACACCTGATGTCACAGCAGAATCTTTTCGCAGAGGATGGCGGTGAGCACAGCGATCTTAACTACCAGATCAAAGGTGAGATGGATATCATCGAGATTGATTGGAACATCCCGACTGAGTACCCCGATCTCACCGGATACAAAGAAGTTGCCGTCGATCTTGAAACCAAGGACCCGAACCTTGTAACTCTTGGCCCAGGGTGGGCTCGTAATGACGGGCACATCATCGGCATTGCTGTAGCTGCGGGAGAGTACAAGGGGTACTTCCCCATCCGGCACGAGAACGGGCATAACCTAGATCCGCGGATCACGATGAAGTGGTTGAAGAAGCAACTGTCTGTGCCAGAGATGGACGTGATTATGCACAACGCTACCTACGATGCGGGCTGGCTGCGGGCCGAGGGCGTGGAAGTCAAAGGCCGGATCATCGATACGATGGTGACAGGTGCATTGGTTGACGAGAACCGTTGGACCTTTAGCCTTGATTCGTTGGCCCGTGACTATGCTGGAATCCGCAAGGACGAGAAGCTGCTCAAGGCTGCGGCTCTCGAACGTGGGCTGAACCCCAAGTCAGAGATGTACAAGCTGCCCCCTAAGTTTGTTGGTGGGTACGCTGAGATGGACGCTGTTGCCACGCTCGAACTGTGGAGAGCGTTGAAGGTTCACCTCGACAAGGATGAACTGTGGGACGTGTGGAACCTAGAGATAGGCCTGATTCCCTGCATGTTGGACATGCGGACCAAGGGTGTGCGGGTTGACCTGGACAAAGCAGAGGTAAACAAGAAGGCTCTTCGTGAACAGAGCAAGCACCTGCGCGGTCTTTTGGAGAAAGAAGCTGGCATGGAGGTGGACATCTGGGCGTCCGCATCTATCCAGAAGATGTTCGACAAGCTGGGCATGGAATACCCGAGGACCGATAAGGGTGCGCCTTCGTTCACCAAGTCATTCCTTAACGAATCTCCAGAGAAGATCGCTCAAGTTCTGGTTAAGCTGCGGGAGTTTGACAAAGCTGACAGCACGTTTATCGACAGCATCCTGCGGCACGAGACAAATGGGCGTATCCACACTGAACTGCACTCTACCCGTAGGGATCAGGGCGGTACGGTAACTGGCAGATTCTCTTCGTCCAACCCCAATCTCCAGCAGATTCCTGCACGGGACCCTGACATCAAGCGTTTAATTCGTGGCCTGTTCATACCAGAAGAGGGGTGCAAGTGGGGATCGTTTGACTACTCAAGCCAAGAGCCGAGGTTACTGGTTCACTTTGCGTCGATGATTCCGTCCACGATCCGGCATCCTGTTGTCGATCAGATTGTAGATGAGTTCAACAACGGTGACGTTGACCTGCACCAGATGGTGGCGGACCTAGCGAACATCACCCGTAAGCAAGCCAAGACAGTTAACCTTGGCATCATGTACGGCATGGGCGTGGCGAAACTGGCGGATCAGTTGGGTATTTCAAAAGGTGACGCCAAGGATTTGATCGAGAGACACCACACAAAAGTCCCCTTCGTAAAAGGACTGGCGGACTTGGCCTCTAAGCAGGGGGATAAGAACGGTCAGATACGCACTCTGATGGGCCGTAAGAGCCGCTTTCATCTCTGGGAGCCTGTCACCTTCGGAGCAGGCAAACCCCTGCCCTACGACGAAGCTATGAAGGAGTACGGGGGTCCTGGTGGCAGAGGCATACGCCGTGCGTTCACATACAAGGCTCTGAACAAGCTGATCCAAGGATCGGCGGCGGACCAAACTAAGAAAGCGATGCTTGATTGCTACAACGAGGGGTACACCCCTATGCTGACGGTGCATGACGAGCTATGCTTTAACATAGAGAGTGAAGAGCAGACCGCTCGGATTCAGGAAATTATGGAGACAGGTATTGAACTCTCGATCCCCTCCAAAATCGACGTTGATATCAAAGATGATTGGGGAGAAATAGAATGATGGAAATAGAAGACTTCAAGACTGTTGGCTTTAAGCAAATGCACCAGATGCAGATCGACGCTGTCGTGAACTACATGGCTACCTGCATAAACCTTGCAGCATCCCTCGGGGATCCCGAGATCCTAGCCGAGGTTGAGGAAGAATCAGACGAGCTTATAAAACTCCTTGGTGGGAACGGGTTGCATGTAGCAGTTACCGGGGGAGACTTCGTCTACCGTGAAATCGATACTAGGAACGATCAAGCAAGAAAGCGTTAGCCGCACGTTCCGCTGGAGTCCCGCCCAACAAGGCGGGGTTCACGGGCCCAGGAGCACGAGCCGTGGTCACCGGGAAGGTTGGCTGCGGTAAGCTGCCCTCGCGTTGTGGAGACAAGAACGGGTTGGTGCTAGGAGTCGGCGCACTAGGAGACAAGAACGGGTTGGTGCTAGGAGCCACAGGTGCTGGAGCCCGAGGTGCTAGAGCGGGACGAGGCTCCGCGGCAGGATCCAAAGGTAAGTTCCGCATCTGACGTTGAATCTCGAGCACAGCACTGTTGTCGAACTTACCTGAGATACCAGCGTCACGCATCTCTTGGCGGTTCTTCTTGGTAACTTTGAACGGCTCGAACTTACCGCGCATGATTCCTTTGACCCCACCGATGTTGTTCTTCTTGAGAACCCTGCGGATGTCCGAGTTCGACAGGCCCATCATACGAAGGTCATCGATCAAGCGATAATACTCTTTGTCTATCCGCAGCTTGTCGTTGTTTGCCGCTTGGAAGGCGTCGGTTAGAGTGCCTGTGCTAGCGTTGAAGTCGTCAGTAACCCTGTTGAACTTACGCTTTGCATCAGTCTGTTGCTGACCCAAACGATATGCCCCGTACTCTAAGCCCTTCTTCGGGTCAAACTCAAGGACCGAGACCCCAGTTGCTTGACGTGCGAACTCTCCGAGTGCGCTGCGTTCACGGCCCATCTTGTCTTGGCTGGTAATCAAGCCGTCCTCAGACCCAAGAACGCCACGCAAGAAACGGCTAGGCTCGAGCTTGCCGCCCGAGACGTTCGCTGGGATGACGTTTGGCATCAGGGTGTCCATGACATGCAAGAACTTTTTGCCTTGACGAGAACCAAAGCTCTCGGACTCAGTGTAGACTTCTGCGCCCGTTGCAGTTCTACCACCACGCAAGGTCACATCGATCAAGGCTTCGGTAAGCATGGCCTCGGACATAAACGGTTCGAACACTTCGCTGAGTGTCCCCAACGCTACGTCTTCTATGACTTGGCCTACATCTTTGCCCTGTTTAACCGCATCATCAGCTTCGTTGATTGCCCGGTTGGCAAACCTGGTCAGCACATCGTATGGGTTAGACGTACTGAAATTCATATACTGGATCTTCCCGTCTTCTGTTTTGCCCAAAGGCAACAGGACAGAACCTTTTTCCCAGCGAGGGGCGAAGGACCGCTTGTATGCATCCATCTCTTCCCGACTTACACCTGTCGTAGCGTAAGCCATTTCAAGCGCAGCTGCAGGTACAACAGCTGTAGTCATAGTAAACCCAAGCAGGCGGTTGCGCCCACGAGTTTGAATAGCAGGAATGTCTGACGCCATGTCATCCAGCCCTTGCTTCACGATGTTAAAGCCTGTCCGATAAATCTCCGCAGGGAACGAGATGAAGTTACCGATAGGAAGACGACGCCCCAACTGCACCAAGCCAGAAGAGGCTTTGTTGTAGTTTGGCACGGTATCACGCACAATCTGTGCCGAGCGATTCTTAATTAACTCGTCTAACACATCGCCTTTGTTGGCTTCAGCCCGTTTTATCAACGAGTCTACTTCAATGTCATCCATGCCTTTAGTCAGATACTTGATCTGATCATCGGGGCTGGAACCTTTCAACGCATTCCGCAGATGCGCCTGCTCGGCGTTGTAGTTAAAGTATTTCCAGAAGTCATCCGAACCTTGGTACGCTGCTTCCAAAGGCTTGGTTAACTTGCCTACCCCACGAGCTAACTTTTCTCGTGCGCCGCCACCTGTGCCAGCGACAGCCTCGATGAAGTTTTTAGGATCACGGGCCGAGATATCCAAACCTTTGTTCAAGGTGTCTTGGATCTCGCGAAGCTCGGCGTTAGTACCGAGGACCCCGCGCTGCTGCGCGTCGGCCAAATCTGCGAAGACCTCATCCGAACCCTTGTTGGTAATGTTTGCAAAGACTGCCTGCGCGGAATCCTTGAGGCTGCTACCCCGACCTATCACAGGTATGTTGCCGTTAGCTGTTGCAAACGTGAGAGCCGTAGTAAAGTTGCGAACCTGGGTGATGGGGGACAGAACAGTCTTGCTGTACTGGGATATACCTTTGGCCTTCAAGAACGTACCGAATAGTCCTCTTAACGCGGCTGTACCGACGCTATCTTCGGCAAGGATCTGCCGAGTTAAATCTTTGTATATCGGAGCAGGAACGTAGAAACCATCCAAGCTCCCCCATCCAGACCTGCCGACGAGTTTTTCTAGTTCGTCCGCCTGACGGCCTACAACTTGAACCCCGCTGCTGGCTCCATCTTCTCCGCCGAGCTTGATGTAGCCTTGCTGGCTAAGAGCCTTCTGCTGGTTGGGGTCGAGCTTGTTGCCGTTTACAAACAGTTTGCCGATACCAGAGTTCTGGTCCGCCATCTTTGCGATGGTTCCAAAGTAATCGTCCACTGCTGTGAACTGGGCAAGGTCTGCGATAGTACCAAGGTACGCTTCGCGAGGATCGTCTACCTCACCAAGCAACTGACGCAATGCTTTAGGTACATCCTCTCGGGACATAAACATCCCTGTTTCCAAGCGGTCACGAGCCATGCGGCCCCCGCCTAGTTTCTCACGAGACTTGATACTGTAACGGCCCAAGAAGTTTTCACGAGCTTTCTGAACTACTGCATCGGTAACCTTCGCGCCCAATTCAATCTCGACACCGTCTTTGCCATCTACTTTTCGTAAGCCATTGGCTTTCAAGAACTCTTTAGATAGTTCGTCGAACACATCGCCCCGTGCAAGCTCGGTTAGTTCCTTTTCCGTAGCCTTTCGGTTTACACGAAAGAAATCATCGGCAACTTTTACAGACTCGTCGGTCGGAACATACTTGGAGTCTTCAAAGATCTTATAGCGACGACGAAGATAGCTGTTGATGTTCTGCTCTATCAAGTCGTTGATATTCTTACCGTCTACGGTGAACTTATTTTCTTTCAAGAAGTCACTCTTGAGTACATCATCGCTGAGGTTGTCGATGTGCTTACGCATACGCAGCGCGTTCTGGCGAACACCCTGCGGCAACTCTTTAAGAACTCGAGCTTTCACTGCAGCATCCGGTTCGGTCAGAAAACTTTCCAACTTCGACATGACACCCACACGATCAAGAGAACCTTCACCCTCTGGGGCTTTCTTTACAAAAGAATCAATCTCTGTTTCTAAGTCCTTGAGGATGCGATCAGCTTTTTTGATTTGCACTTGAACCTGTCCGTCGAGCAACTCTCGTTTGGTTGCAGCCTGTTCTGGCAAGTATCCACGGTAGCGGCTAAACGCTATAGCGTCAGCCAGCTTGGTCTTGAAGTACCCCAACTCGTCTGCAGACCCAGGCTTTGCTAAGAGCCTACGCTCCAGAAGGTTGTCAATCTTACGTCCGGCTTGGTCGATCTTTTCGCTGGCGGCTTTAGCACTAACCTGCCCAAACTCTGTCTGACCTATAGTTCTTCCAGCGCCGCCAAGAGCTTTACCTGCACCCATCAACGCGCCTTGAGCAACGCCGCCAACCAAGGCCCCCTCTGAGGCTACCTTCAACCTGTTGCCCAATCGAGCCAAGGCTTTTTCACGCCCGCTCAAACCAATTAAGTCGCTGGTCTGGGTCGGACCCATGTCCACCCAGTCTCCAATCGTAGTCATGCCGTCGGTAGAAACTGCGCCGTCTGCAACGCCCGCCGCAGCTAGTTCTTTCCCAGCAAGAGAAAACCTTTCAGCCTTAGTCATAGGGGTTTTAGCTAAACCTTTCGCAGCACGAGCTACCTTGGCACCCTTGGCAACCAAGCCCGCAGCACCAAGACCAGGGACCACGAACTGAGTTACAATCTCCGCGCCTTTACCAAGGATGCCTTCAGGATCAAGGCCCAACGCATCACGGGCAGCTTCCGCCGCCTCGGTGACTTGGTCCCCGTAGTTTGTATCTGCAACAAGATCCACGCCCATTGCACCAAGGCCCGCGAGTCCTTCGCCAATGCCGATGATACCTGAGACAACGCCCTCGCCTAGCTCACCGACAAACGTGTCATCGTAGAACTGCTTGCCGTCGTCTACGGGTTCACCAAATAAAGGGGTCTCTTCGACAGGAACTCCGAATAGTTTTTCTTCGGCCATTCAGGGCTCCTATGGTTTTTTGCGCTTTTGCCCGTTCTGGGTAAACTCTGCCCCTGAAGGCAAAGCATCGTACTCAGCTTGTGTTGATACAGCAGGTAGACCGCCATCTGTGGGTGCAGCCGCGGGCGGAGGAGCCGATGACGTAGGTCCGGCCTGCCCCGTATAGTATGGCGCGAGTGCTTCTTGCGCTTGCTTGATAGCTACGCTCGCCTCTTCCCCTGTGGCTGTCATGATCTTCCCAGCCAAGTCCCGAACAGCATCAGGGAACGGTTCAAGTGGAGACATACCAGACTTACCACCACCGTTCTTAGCAGCAGCACGAGCCGAGGCCGTCTGCTTGACGGTCTGCAGACCAAACAACACCGCTTCCGCGAACTTGTCGGGCCCTTTGCCTACGGAAGATCCGATAGCTACGTTAGCAATCCGGCGGTTGATCTC